ACGTCAGCACCCAAAGGTATACTTTCTACAGTAATTTTTACATCTCTTCGTATGTGTTCTGATTTAGTATTACTATTTGGATCCTGTACATCTGCTAACGCTTCTTCATCAGAGTTATACTCTGCTCCTGTTTCCATGTTAGTTAATGTTACCTCACATTCAGGTGTAATTATTGGTGTTTTTTTACCATCAATTACTTCATACCTAACTGAAGCTTTTGTTTCTATAAACGACATTATCTGTCCTCCCTATTAATTTCTAATATAGATGATATTACAAACAGTTCATTAGCATCTCCTGCTTGAACTTTCAAGACTTCGCTTTCTTGCATAATTAAAGGTTCATCTAGTATCTGAACTGTTGCTAAAGCTGCAATAGGTTTTGTTTTGGCAATATTAAAAATTGCTCCTGCAGCATTTACTAAATTAATAGTAATATTAGTTCCACTGTTAGCATCTTCTGTTACTAGAATAGATTTTACAATTGCTCTAGAGTTAGAAGGCACCGAATACAAAACTGTTAAGTCAGTTGTAGTTAAATCTACTTTTGCATTTTTATAAATATTTGCCATTAACCTAATCCATACCAAGTATATCGTTCTTGGTCTTCTTTTAATTGTGTTAAGTATGTAGAATTTAATTGTTCTATGACCGTAGCTATAGCTCTATTAATTTGTCTTTGATTATCTTCTGTGTATTCTCTTTTAGGTTCTGGTAATCTTACTACTATTTTTGTCATTATCTTTTTCCATCTGGTTGTAAATCTACTTGGAATGTACCAAATCTCCAAGACTCACCGGCTGCTGTATTTTCTATTTTTAAATTTGCATATCTTCCTCTAGCACGTGTGTCTATTTTTGTTGTAGAAGAGTTAACTATAAAAGGACTTAAAGGTGAATTAGTTTCTTCACTTGCAGGATAATCTTTAATTCCAACTGTAACATTATTATTACCGTTTAACACTTTAAAGTTAGGTAAGAATCTTCTCATAGCTAGAAATACTTCACTCTGTCCTTGTTGTAAAGGAAAACTAAATGATTGAATAAAAGATGTTAAAGCTGTAGTAGTTCCATCTGGATTAATTTGATCGGTCCCCGTTTCGTGTTCAAAAAATACACTTTGGCCTAATCCATCTTCACCAATAACAGTTGGAAAAGTACCGGTCTGGTCACTATTAAAAGCTGTAGCATAAGGTTTAGGATAAATTAAAGAATCAATCCAAGCAGTTCTTATAGAGTTTTCATTAACTCCTGTATACCAATTACCCATAGGAACTTGTTGTGATTCTCCATAATTATAAGTAACAGATCTATTATTAAAATCATTTGGTGCAGTTGGGTACCACCAAGTTACTTCTGTAAATAGATTATTAATACCTGCATTAATTTGTTGACCCTTAGTAGTTGCACAATCATCATAAACATAATCTTCTACACTACATGGTAATGAGTTTACAGTACCATCAAATGCAAAGAAACCATTGTTAGACATCCAATATGCAACACCATCAATTTCAATAGCTGCATTCATTCCAATCAATCCGCAGTTAGTGCCAACTTGTTCAAAGCCAAATGTAAAAGGTGCTCCTACAAATTTCATAGTGTATAGTGCGTTATCAGTCCATACTAGAATATTTTCTTTTGCAACCAAAGCTCCCATAATTTTTGTACCATCTTGCAGTCTTTGCGAACCGGCTGAGTTAGTTGCCTCAATATCATATTCATTAATAGACTCTGCATCAGAAAACCTAATAAACATATCATCTTGTGTACTAGGATCGCCGATAGTTGTTTCTGTTCCAAAATGAATTAAGTGTCTTGTTGTTGGTGAAATTAAAGTTTGTCTTGTTGAAGTAGGGTTCCCAACTCCTGTTGCAATAGCTGTTTCAAATCCTGATGTTGTTGTAGATGCTCTTGTTGTTGCACCTATGGTTGTGGATAAAGTAGCTGTTGCAGAATTTAAAGTAAAAGTTTTTCCGTTAAAAACGGTTGCAACTAACACCTGACCAAAATTATTTAAAGACCATAAACCAGGTTCCAAAGTAACGGTTGATGCCTCTACTGCATCTCCCCAGCCTGTAAAATCTGTTGCATTAGTAATAGTTGCACCTGTTGAATGAGCTTGACCATTTGATGTACCAGTTGTTGCAGTTCCAAGAGCTCCTCTAGTAATACCTGTTAAAGTATTAGTTCCTTTACCTGTATAGGTAATTAATTCATTACCAACTGCAATAGTTCCTGCTGTTGGAAAACCTGTGTTTGATGTAATATTAATAACAGTTCCTGATCCTGCTGTACCTGCTGTATCAGCAAGTAATGCTCCATTTAAAGTATTAGTTAATGCACCTGCAACAGTCCCTCCATATTGACCAATACCAAAACCATAACCATAAGATTGTGCAGGAGGACCTACTCTTTCATAAGGTTGAACAGTTAACGATCCACCAGTTGATATTACTGCAGTTGCTTGATTAGAAGAATTAATTGTAAATGTTGTAGGAGTAGGTACTGATAAGACTTGAAACAATTGATCTTCAAATTGTGTAGCATTTAATCCAGTTCCGCTAGGTAGTGTTACAGAATCTAATTGAACTATATCTCCTTCTAATAAATCATGATCTGATGTAGTTGTAATAGTACAAAGTTTTGTAGAGGTGCTATTTGTAGCTAATGTAGATGATGTAAAGGTAGTTTGAACACCAGCATTATTACTTCTGTAGGGTGTTATATCAAAAAGTTGTCCTTCAAAATATATAAGTAAAAATTTGTCAGTTCCTATTGCTGTGTATCTGTTTCCTTCTAAGTCAACAAAAGAATGTAGTTTTCTAGCAACACCAACAATACTTTGATTAAGTAAAGATTGCCAACCACCTATTTTTTCTGGAAGACCATATCTAAATCTTACGTTATCTGAATCTACCCAACGACCTGTAGCACCAACACTGGTGTCTTGCTTGTCAATTCCTGGAGCAAATTTAATTTCAGTAAGCATTTATTACCTCTACGCTGTATTGGTTTTATATGCCCAACCTCTTGTTGAATCTATATAGACTAAAGTTATTGCTTGACCATTAGTAGATAATGCTAAATTATTTGTACCTGAGTTAATAGGTTGACTGTTTCTTTCAACAGTAACATTGTTAGACGCAAAAGTTCCCCTTGCATCTATAATTACTACTTCATCACCTATTGCAGGAGATGCAGGTAAAGTAATTGTAACGGTTGTTTGAGTTGTATCTACTAAAAGTTGATCTCCAGCAACTGCTGTAAGAGTTGTTATTGCAGACGAAGTTACAGTAAAATATGATTTTTGAGTAATAGCTTTAGAAGTATTAGTTCCATCTGATTTAAGTAACATAACTGCTTTATTTGGAATAGCAACGGGAGTTGATGATCCTGCTGTTTTAACACTTAAAGTATATTTGTTTGCTGTAGTTCTATCAGTTGCATCTTCTATGATAAAAACTCTTTCAGAACCACTAGGCATAATTAAAGTTTGATTACGAGCTAATGTGCCTGTTAATTTAAAATATAAATTTTTACCATCAGATACTGCACCATCTGTTAAGGCTACGGTAATGTCAGAACTACCTGTCATTGCTAAAGATAAGTAACCAGAAGCTGCTTGTTGTAAGATTTGTAAATTAGTATTAGTAATTGATCCCCATAGACCAGCTTTTTCACCGGTTGTAATTAATTCTAATTTTAAATCGTTTGAAAAAGTTGATGCCATATTAGTAAGGTTCTATCTCCGTCCAAGTCATGTTTACACCAGGAATAATTTCATTCCAAGTAATAATACCAGGTTCCCCTGTGTTTGCCGTTAACTGCGATCCTGTTGGACTTACAAGTGCTGTTCCTGTTACTGTAACACTTCCTGTTGATAAGGTCAATGCATTTCCAGTAACCGCTGCTGTTACATCTATTATTACTGAAGGACTTCCTATTCCAAGAGTTACTTGAGATCCAGTTGGGGAAACATTTGCTGTTCCTGTAACAGTTACTGTACCTGCTCCAAGAGTTACTTGTGATCCACTAGGAGTTGCTGTTGAATCAGAAATAATTGTAGGAGTACCAATACTAATGGCTAATGCATTGCCTGTAACTTGTATATTTACACTGTTGTCATCAGCAACCGTTGAGAACGGTCGTTCAGCAAATGAGGCAAATCCAAGAAGCATTGTCTAGCTCCTATTATATTTTTTGTGTGATTAAAAAAGCTGTGTAAGAATTTTTAACATCTTGTGTCCAAACTGCATTACATACTGCTTGAATTTCAGTAGCTTCTCCAGAAATATCAGTAGCAACTAAATTATCATTGCTATCTAAAGTTCCAGGATGTAAAACATGCCTATGATATTTTCTTGATAATTCTTCGCCATCTTCCATAACTACAGTATCTGTTCTTACTTGAACTGATTTGTATTTTCCGATCACTTCGATTTTACCAATCTGTGTCTCTTTAGTTATTGCCATTGTTGTCTCCTTTGTTGTTGTTAAGCTGTTGAGTAGCACCCAGCTACGTGTAAATTGTTATAAGCATTACCACCTGAAAAATCTGAACCTTGAACAGCAGTTGAATTACCGCTTCCTGTAGTATTTTTCCATAATTGAATAGTTGTACCATTTTGTGAAAGTCTTGCTCTTAGTGTCATATCGGTGGCATATCTATATGCTAAACCAATAGCAGCACTTGAACTACTATTATCTCCAGTAGTAATAGGTAGTCCAGTAATTGTGCAATTTCCACTTGGAGAAGAAATTGCAGTAGTCGCCATATAAATTTGAAAATGAACTAAATTTCCAACTTTTACATAGTGTCCTCTAGTACTTCCGCCACCTTGCATAGTTACAGAACCACCACTTTCAAAAGCATAAGCTGGTGTAAAACTTCCTTCTTCATAATCGTCTAAAAGATTTGATGCTGTTGCAGAAGTTACTCCTAAATAAATTCCATGATCAGTTGCTGCTGGTAAAAAATTTCCAGAGCTATCTAATGCCCATTGAGTTGTTGCGGCAGTTCCTAAATTCATTTTACTATTAGCATGATCGTATTGAACATATCCTTGATACCTTTCGGCTCCACTTGTTCCATCTGCAAAATAAATATTTGAAGTAGTTGATGAACTTGATCTAATTGTTATTCCAGCTTCAGATCCAGTTTTTCCTACAACTAATTCTTTAGCAGAATAACTACCTGGATCGGTTACTCCAATTCCAATATTTTCATTGCTATCAATAGTCATAGCTGTTGCGTCAGCACTTGATGATATTCCAGCTACTCCAGCAGCAGCAAAAGTGGGAGGAGCTCCTGCTCCTGCACTTGTTAAAACTTGTCCTGCACTTCCTGTTGCAACTGCTACAGGGTTACCTGAAGCATCATAAGAAATAATATTTCCGTCTGTCCCTGGGGCCATTTTTGCTAATGTGATTGCATCGTCTGGAACAGATCCATTTGCAAAACTTAAAACACCTGATCCATTAGTTGTTACAAATTGTCCTGAACTTCCATCTGCTGTAGGTAGTGTTAAAAAGACACCTGTGTTAACAACAGGTGATGTAGCAAAAGTATGATTACCCATATTAGCATGAGATGAACATTGGTAGTATAAAATATTTGGTGTTTGGCTATCAACAGCAATCATTGTGTAAGCACCAGCTTGACCTGGTGTACCGTTAGTAGTTACTCCTGTTGTAAACTGTGTAGTCTTACCAACATTATTATAAAATAATAATGGATGACCTGAGTTAGATGAATCTGATTGATCGAATTTATAGTGATAAGGTTTTGATGTGTCATTGCCTTTTATCTCAATAATAGGAGATTCGATACCATTAATAAAATAACCATTAGAACTACCTACACCATAATAAGGGTGAGCTGTAGTTTTACTAGCTACTGTTACAGTATAAGTTATTGCAGCAGAAGATGATGCATACGGACTTAAAAATCCACTACCACCAGAATCTTTACTGATGATTAGATTTCCATTTTGATCCTGTATTGTGTCTACTTTTAATATACTGCTCATAATTATGCTACCTTATATGTAAATTGAAAAAATGCTCTTAATGCTGTACCAATAGTTCCAGGTGAAACTGTACTACCATTATGATAAAATATTCCATTAGTTTTATTAGGTTCAATAGTTGTGCAAAATTCTTCTGTACCAAATTCAGTTTGATAAAAAGCAAGTGTGCCTGTCATCCCTGCAGAGTTACTAGCAGTAAATGGATACCCACCAATTCCTGCATAAATAGACATATTAGAATTATTAATACTACTAAAATCAGCATCAAACCAAACTGTAACAGTGTTTCCAATTTTAGTGTAAGTTCCTGCAGAATTATTAGTATATGATGTTGGTTGAGTGTTACCATTATCTACATAAAGTGGTGTCCAAGTTCCTTCTTCATAATCGTCTAAAAGATTTGCTGCTGTTGCAGAATTAACTCCTAAATAAATTCC